CAGTATCTTATTTACTGCAAACAAGAGGCCTACACAAGAAGAACTCGAGATGGTCTTTTACATAGCCAATCAAGTTGACCCGACACAAACGCACAAACCTACAACATGTGGCCGTTGCTGGGGCAACGCTAAACGCGCAATAAAGCGCCAACTAGGTATATTTCAATAGAAGTATATCTATAGTAAAATAAAACGAAAAACTATATGCCATTTAAAAGCGGAGATGACCCAAACAGAAACACAGGAGGCAGACCGAAAGGCGCCCAAAACAGAACTACACAGCAAATTAAAGAGGCTTACCAACAGTTACTCGAAAACAATCTAGACAACATGAGCACATGGTTAGCCAGAATGGCCAGTGAGGACGAAGGCAAAGCACTTGACTATATGCTCAAACTCTCTGAATATATTATACCTAAACTAGCACGTCAAGAAATTACAGGCCAGGACGGAGAAGACCTATTTAAGAACGTTAAGTTTGAGTTTGGCCATAATATAGAAGATGACGAACCGATAGAAGGCAATAGAGATATAGGTTTAAATGAGTAAAACATTTGTAGGCTTTACACCCCATACTAAACAGCGCGAGATTATCTCTAGTATTATCTCAAGTAATGCCAAGTACCATACAGCCAACATTGGACGTCAGTTCGGTAAATCAATCATGGGTGAAAATCTACTCTTGTATTGGGCAATTAACGATGGACCTTGCAGAATTATGTGGGTAAGCCCAGTTTACTCACAAGCTAACAAAGTACAAAAAGAACTCTATGCAGCTATAGCTAAGAGTGGCATCGTAGAATCTAATAACTTTTCATCTAACGAATTAGTACTTAAGAACGGCAGTAATATTATCTTTAGGTCAGCCGAGCGTTACGATAACATTCGTGGTGAAACATTAGATTACGCAATTCTAGATGAAGCTGCATATATGCGAGATGAGGCCTGGACTGAAGCCATTAAGCCTACACTCTTAGTAAGAGGTAAGAAAGCACTCTTTATTAGTACACCTAAAGGCAAGTCTTGGTTCTATGATTTATATCAGCTAGGCCTCTCACCTGACTGGACTAACTACAGTTCTTATCAGGGTACATCGTATGATACTCCTTACATTGATATAGAGGAAATAGAAGAGGCTAAGAGAACATTGCCAGAAAAGGTCTTTAAACAAGAGTACCTGGCAGAGTTTATTGATGGCGGCGGAGAAGTCTTTAGTAACGTTAAAGACTTACAGGATGCGTCTATGTGGCAGAGAGCTGGCGGCAAAGTTTACTGTGGCATTGATTTAGGTAGAGCAGAAGACTGGACTGTAGCTACCTTTATGGATGAGCGTGGCAACGTTTTTGACGTCTATAGAAATAATCAAACCGAGTGGTCGACTATGGTCAAAGAGATTATAGAACTGATTAAGAAATGGAATGCTACAACAATGATTGAGGTTAACTCAATGGGTGATGTTATCTTTGAGCAAATTAAGAGTCAGTGGCAAGATACACATCCGTTCATAACTAGTCATAAGACCAAGAACGAGATTATTGAAGGCTTGATACTTGACTGTAACGAGGCTAACATTAAAATACCTCATGAGACCGCATTCCCCGCGCTCAGTCACGAGATGCAAGTCTTTACGTACAAATATTCACCAAAGACTAGAAGTATCAGGTATGGCCACCCAAATGGGATGCACGATGACACAGTTATTTCTTTAGCTATAGCCAATTACTGCCGAAAGACTAAGAGTAGAGTTGGTACTTACAGTTACATGAGCAGTAAGAGGCGTTAGTCTATTTCATTTACAAATACGAGTATATCTTAACATAGAGAGACATGCAACTAAAATTTACAATAGGCGAAAATACGTATAATATTCCAGAAGTGGCAAGTGTTGCTCAGTTCGAAAGTTCTATTCAATGGGACCCTAATCAAGAGAAGAACTGGAAGCCATTTGTCTCAACCTTGACTGGTGCGCCTCTTAGAGATTTAGGACTGCTTGAAGAAGACGTTTTTAATTTTATTCTAGGTGCATGTATTAATGCAATTGCAGTAGAAGATGAAGCGCCTAAACAGGTTTTACAATACAATAAAATAATAGAGCCAGAAGATTTAACATTTGGCCAGTTTATAGACATAGACCTCTATACTACAATAGAGCCACTTACACATATTAAAGAGATTGGAGCTATTGCATATAACACAGATGTAGATATTGTAGCACAGTGGCCAATCAGAGACGTATGGCCTGCTTTTTTAGCCCTAAACAGATGGCGTAAACAAGTCTACAGAGACTTTGATAGTTTCTTTGAACTAGAAGGTAAAGAGCGAGAAGAAGGCACTAAGACAACTCTCTCACAGCTACACAAAATGTGGTATGATATTATCTTAGTCTTAGCAGACCATAAGTTCTTAAACATTGAGCCAGTTGTTAACAGACCTTGGCGTGAGGCCTTAAACTGGTTAACTTGGAAAAAGCAAAAAGTAGCAGAAGAAAAACTTGAAATATTAAAGAAGAGCAATGACTTACAAAGAAATAGTAAATAGTCTAATAGAGATAGTTAAAAGCCATAAGATAGTACGCTCAGTTGGCTATGGTAATCTAACAGATTTAGTTGAACCACTTAAGAGAGAGAATCGCGCAAGTGATAATATAGACTATGAGATTAACTATCCTTATGTTTTTATCAATCCAACAGCTCATACGTTGACTAAAAACAAGACAACTTATGCATTTAATCTAATTGTAATGGAGCAGCCTAAAGAAGGCACTCTAGGTACAATACAGGCACAGTCAGAATGTTACGAATACATTAAAGATATTCTAGCTAGAATCTATTACGAGTTAGACTTAGACTTTAACCTAAACAGTCAGGTTACACCCTTTCAAGAAAAATATAACGATGTAGTAGCCGGCATGACTGCTACTATTACAATACAAGTTAGAGACCCTCTAAACGACTGTATTACACCTTTTAATGAATAATGGCACTAACACCTGAACAAATAGAGAGAGAAATTGCAGATATTGGTCAAGATTTACCCGAGAATCTAGGCGAAGCAATAGACAGTGCAACTCAAACTGCTCTGAGACAAGTTAAGGCTCAGACGCCAGTAGACAGCGGAGCCTTAAGAGATTCAATTAGTGCCGAGTTTGACGTTGAGACTTTAACATTAGGTGTTAGTATGCTTGACTACGGTTACTTTCAGAACTACGGTGTTGCTGGAACTAAAAATGAGAAGAGGCAGTTTGGCGTACCAGAAGCGGTAGCAGAGGTCTTGCCACCAAGAGCAGGTGATACTTACAAATTTAACAAGAACAAGACAATGATTGGCGGTGATTTACCTTTTGGTGTCAGAGTCTCAATTCATCAAAAAGGCTTAAATGCAAAACAATTCTTAGACCTTGAGTCGTTTATAGAAGGGGTCGCTAATATAGTAAATGAAAATTTAGAGTTATAAAATGGCAATTACAATACAACAACAACCTAACAAATACAATTTAGTAGTTGCGCCGCAGGTGTGGACACTAGCAGGTATTACAACTGAAGATGAATATCAGCTCAATATACAGACACCTGATGGTAATACTATTGCTTCAGTAAGACAGCGTGCAAATCCAGATGGCGTAGCACACTTTGACGTATCACAGATTTTACAGAGCAAATTAGGCTTTGACTTTTACGAAGAGACTCAGAGAGTAGCTGAGGCTAAAAATGAGGCATTTAGTTATCAAGTACAATTTGGCACTAATACTAATAATATTTTTACAGCTACTGCAACATCACAAGAACGATACGTCTACAATGGCTACTTAGACTGGCGAGATATTAACTGGCAAGATGCTGACTTTAATCCAGAGCCACTTGCAGCACAATGTTTTAATAGTCAGACTATTAACGCAGACTTTGAAGGCATTGAATACAGCTTTTTAACTAACTTTCCAGAGTCGCAATACACAATTCGCAGTAATAGTTACCATACTTTAAGTTTTATCAATAGAATAGCAAACTTTGACGACGGTACTATCTGGTCATCTAATGAACAGCCAGCATACGTTAGAATCAAGTTCTTTGATGCAGACGGTGACGTTATACAGACTGCTATATACTCAATTGATGAAACTAACGGTCTAGGACCTAGAACTAACTTTGACAGTCTAGCTATTCCTGCTTACCTTGATGACGAGTTAGTAGGTGTAGTAGGTGCAGGGCCTAAAAACTTAAAAGAAGCTGGCCTGTGGCCTTCTGGTGGCCTACCATGGAACACTATAACTAGACAATGGGGTAATTATCAAGTTATCTGGAATGCTCAGAATAGCAGCGCTACAGTTGAGAGTTACACTATTGATATAATGAGCATTGACATGTGTAAAGTAGACACTGATGGAGTACCTGCTAATAACACGGCTAGCACACTTTTAGAATATGCAGACCAGATTATTTACACTTATACATTTAACGTTCAAGATGACTGTAGTCGCTTTGAGCCAGTTACGGTTAGCTGGGTTAATCAACTAGGTGCTAAAGACTACTTTACATTTGACCGCCGCAATACTCTTAACGTTACAAGTGACCGTAATAACTACTATAAGAGCAATAAGAGCTGGAGTAGTAGTCAATATACAATCGATCAACATTCAGGTGGCCACACTACATTCTCTAATGAAATAGAAACAGAAATGGAACTGTCTACTAATTTCATGAAAGATAGTGTCTCAGAATGGCTCCAAGAGCTCTATGTAAGTCCTAATATACAAGTTTATTATAGAGACGAATGGCATCCTGCAGTTATTGAGAGCAAGAATTACAGTCAAAAGACATTTGCTAGAGATGGTCTCTTTAGACACAACTTAAAAGTTAAATGGTCAAATAATAAAATAGTACAGAGAGGTTAATATGGTACAACTATTTGCAATTGAAAAAGGCCAAGAGGTACAGCTAGACCTCTTTGAGCAGGAGCCTATTAAGATGAATATTTCTGCAGAGAATATAACAGAACCAACAGAGGTTACTAGTAACTTCTCTAGGTCTTTTCGTATACCAGCTACTAGTACTAACGGCCGTTTCTTTAAATGGTGGTATCTAGCAGGTACAGTTGATTTTGATATTACTAAAAGAGTAGAAGCCGATATTAGGATTAACGGTATTACTTACAAAAGAGGTCAGCTAAGACTGCAGAAAGCCTACATTAATTCTCTAAGTAACGATGTAGAGTTAGAAGTTGTCTTTTTAGGTGAGACTAAATCTTTTAGTACACAGGTAGGTGACATTAAGATGAATCAGCTTAATCTGATTGACACTGCGCACCTAATAGACGTACAGAATATAGAAAATAGCTGGAGAGAATTCGGTGACCCACAACTCTTCTTAGACGGTAAGATTAGATATGCCTTAGCAGACCGCGGTTACGATTATGACGATGACGGTAAAGAATTACCTGTGCCTGGTCAAGGTAATGCAAGTGAAGTTGCGATAGACAATAGTGCATGTAACCAGTGTAATGAGCAACATACCAATGCTTTTACTAAGTCTAATCACCCGTTACACATAACACAGTTAACACCAATTATTCAAGTTAAGTACTTAATCGACAAGATTTTTGAACTAACTGACTATGACTATACCGCAGATAGTTTCATAAATCAAGAGTTTTTTAAAAACCTCTATATCGATGGTCTCTCAACTGGTCTGCCTTTTACACCTAGCTCAAATGCACTTATGTCGGTTGCTCTAGAAAATCTACAGCCAGTGCCTGCAGGCCCTTTACCTTTTAATATAATAGAAACTAATAACAGTGGTGCTTACAATACTGCTACTTTTGAGTATGTAGCTCCGGTTGATGGTTCTTATAGTTTTACTGCTTTTGCACAGGGTGGAGTTGACAATGATAACGAACCAGGTCAACCAGAACCTGAAGCAGATTTTAATATTATTAAGAACTCTACAGTACAAGTAACTGATACACAGACAGGTACTAACGGTAGTCTCTCTTTTACTTTTGATGAGAACTACTCAGATGTTCTAAATGCTGGTGATAAAATCTTTATTACAATGAACTTTCGTAATTTTGATTTTGACCCTTTTATTACTAACGCTAACTTTGTCTGTAATGCAACACCGGTACAGGTTTCTCCAGTCGACTTAATGAAGACAGATTTAAATGTAATTGACTTTTTTAAATCAGTATTAACTAAGTTTAGAGCGGTTATGGTGCCTACTAAGGACAATCCTAAGCTATTTAGAATTAAGCCATGGCAAGAATATATCGGTTCAGGTGAAACGTTTGACTGGACAAATAAGATTGACTTATCAAAGACTATTACAATAGAGCCTCTTTTTAACGACCAGAGTAAAATTATAGAATACAAAGACCAAGAAGGTGATGATGTAGTTAATCAATACCATAAGAAAACTTTTGGTAATATTTACGGTGACCGTATCTTTAACAGCAGAAATGATTTATTAGCTGACGATAAGAAGATTGAGACTGAGTTTGCACCAACACCTGTTGTACAAGTCAGTGGCGCACCAGACACTAGCAACTTTATTATACCTCGTTTTTACGAAGATACAGATGAAGCAACAGACCATGGTCATAATCAAAAAGCACCTCTAGAGATAACACAGAGACTTCTATACTGGAATGGTCTAAGAACTACTGCTAATTTAGATGGTTCTAATCAAATAGTATGGTATTACACTGACGGTACTACTACATTTGCAGAGCAGTTATACCCTGCTATTTCTTATCTGTCAGAAATACCAGCAACTAGTACTACTCTTAACCTTAATTGGAAAAAAGAGTTTGCATACTTTCAGCTTAACGGTGGACCTAATGGTATAGATGGCGAATCAGTCTGGGAACGCTATTGGCAAGAGTACATTAACAACATCTATACACCACGTGCTAGAAGATTAACTGCTAATTTTATTCTAGATAGTGAAGACTTACGTAACTTAACATTAGATGATATTATCTTTGTTAAAGACAGCTACTGGAGAGTACAAAAGATAGAGAATGCTACACTAGGCGAAAGAAGTAGTGTTAAAGTTATATTAATTAAACTTTTAGTAAATGTACCTGATGTTGGCGAAACTGTAACTAACAAGAATGAGAACTCTGATTTACTAGATAAGATAGCCGACCAAATTAAAACAGAATTTTAACGAACAAGTGTATGGACTGATTTTTAACGGATTTGAAAAACGAAATATTATGGACTTAGAAAACAAATTAAAACAACAATTATTAAGTAGAGGCTTTACAAAAGAGCAACTACTAAATAACAGAGGATTAATAGGAGCAACAATTGACGAAACAGCACTAATGGTAGTTAAAAATTTGGCTATACACTATGTTAGCAACTGTGCGGATTTGAAGCACGAACTAGAAGTTACTGACAAACTGTTAGCCGAAAGACAAAGAGTATTAGATGCTATACCTGAATGCCCAAGCCACGGGAAATGTGTACCTCACGCAATAGAATGGATTGAAAAAATGAAAGCAAAGCATTGTTGCTAACTAAGTTATATCGAAATATACTCTCGGTATATCTTATACTGAAAATATAAAATCAACATGGCAGACGTTCAAATTAAAGTAGAAATCGATGGCGTTGAATATTCACAAGACCAGCTTAAAGAATTAGCTAAGAACGGTGAAAATGCAGCCAAAGGTTTAGACAATACAAAAGAAGCTACAGAAGACGTTGGTAAAGCAACTCAGAAAGCAGGTGAAGAAACTGGCTTTCTTGGTGAAGCACTTGACGGTATAACAGAAACTTTTGGTAAACTTAAAACAGATGCCAAGAAGGTAGCCAGTGGATTTGTTTCTTTCTCAAAGGGCTTAGGTCTATCTAGTAAAGCCAGTAAAGGCTTAGCAGTCGGTTTAAGCGCACTGGGCATACCTTTATTAGTTGCAGGTGTAACTGCACTAATCGATGTATTTAAGAACTTTGAGGGTGCTGCTAAGGTCTTACAGACTGTATTAAATGCGGCAGGTGCAGTTACGTCAGGTAACTGAGGCTGTAATGGCACTTCTAGAGGGTGATTTCTCAGGTGCCGCAGACGCAATTGCAGGTATTGGTGATGCTGCGGCAGAAGCTGCTAAACAAACAGATGAACTCTTTAAGTCAGAGAAAGCCTTAATTGATTTACAAAAAGAGAACGTTATAGTCAATGCAGAGTTACGTCAAGAATCTGAAAAGCAGCAGAGAATCTTAGAAGATACTACACTCTCATATGAAGAGAGACTCGCAGCTCTACAGAAGGTTAACGATACAACAGAAAAACTACAGAAAAACGAAATTGAAGAGACTGAGGCTACTCTACGTAACCTT